GCATTTCCATAACCAGTTACATTTGTAGTTCCACTATATGCATCTTGAGTTGATGTTCCACCAAGTTCACCATCTTCTGAACCACCAGCACCACAACCTCCATTTCTTTGACCACCTTCATAATCTCCACCTCCAGCGCCACCTTTTGCAGTAAAGCCATTAAATGTACTATCACCACCATTTGAAGCTGGAGCATATAAACTTGTAGACCTTGCTCCACCAGCTCCAACAGTTATTGCATAATTTCCAGGAGCTAAAGTTTGAGAAGTTCCTTCAACTAAACCCCCAGCACCTGCACCACCAGTTGAACCATTGTTACCTTCAGAAGGTGCAGATCCTCCTCCTCCACCAACTATAAGAAAGTCTATTGTTAATGTAGTGCTTGTTGAAAATCTGTGAGGTCCAGTATTTAAAAAACTATGTGACCTATAATTAGTTCCACCACTTTCATATTCTTGTACTACGCCACCAGTTACTAATGCAAAATTAGATATACCACCAGTTAAAGTTGTAGCTCCACCAAATGAACCAGTACTACTAAACGTAGCAGTAGTTCCCACCAATCCACTAGTAAATGTACCAGATGTAGCAGTTAAAGCCTGATTAGTTGGATGTGAAATACTTTGTAATGCTAACTCGTCATATATAATATAAAAGTCATCTGTTCCTGCAACACTACCTGTAGTTGTTAATGTAGTTCCATTAACTGTATAAGCAGTAGTTGGTTCTTGTCGAACATGATTTATATAAACAGACAAATCATTAGGACTTGATACTGCATGAGTTAATGTAAAGCTAGTACCACTTTGTCCTGTAAGATCTTGTTTTTGTCTAGCTGAATAAGCATCAGCTAACGGATTTCCTACGTATGGCATCTAACTCTCCTATGTACTAATTGCGTCTACAACAGATACTACTGCATCTAATGAACTTGCGGTATTTGATTTAATATATAATCTATCTCCACTTACACAAACTACTTTAGCGCCACCATCTATAAGTTCTAAACTTGAACCACTTGGAATTGGTGCGGATTTTATTAAATAATAATCATTTGTATTTTTTATATATACATCTACTGTTATTGATTGTGTATGTACATTTGCTAATCGTATTCCTACAATACAATCATAACTATCAAAGTTACTACCATCAGGAATATCGACTGCAGACGTTCCTATATTTCTTTCTTTATATTGTCTAAAATTCTGTGCCATTATTTTCTCCCTATAATGCGATTGCCATTGCTACTGCAAAGCCTTGAGTTGCTACATCAGCTGAATTTACTTTAACTGCAGGTGCATTAAAAGTTTTATTTACATTCCATGCATCATCTGAATTTGTGTAAGTAAATGTTGCATCTGTATCACTTCCACAATCAACTGTAAGACCACCACCATTTGCAGCTGCTGCATTATTAGAACCTTTTGCAACTGTAATATTCTTATCAGTTACATCTACTGTTGTAGAGTTTACTGTAGTTGTTGTACCATCTACTTGTAAATTTCCTTTTACTTGAACAGTTCCTGTATTATCACCTACTGTAGCTGGGTCAATAACAAATGTAGCGGGACCTCTAAGTTCGCCAGCAATAGTTAAGTTATCACCTAAACTTACCGCATTACCAAAAGCATTTGTAATTCTACCATCAGCTCTTGCATTAGTATAGTATAAGTTTGAACTACCTTCAGATAAATCATCAGTATCATAAGTTGATATAAATGTTACAAATGAAGAGCCATTATGTACTTTCATTACATTATTAGCAGTATCATACCATAAATCACCTTCACCTACTGTACCACCTGTAGGAGCAGAGCTAGCTATAAAATAAGTATTAGCAAAAGTATTTACATTAGTTATATTTGTAGCAACTGTGTTAACGTTTGATATTGAACCACTAACTGTACTAACGTGAGATATATTTGATGCTACTGTATTAACATTAGTTACTGCACCTGCAACTGTTGCAATATTTGCAATTACTCCTGTTCCATTTAAATTAGCCATGTTAGTTACATTAGTACTTGTACCAAGATTACCCATAGCGGTTACATTTGCTGAAGTTCCTAATAAACCCATGTCAGTAACTACGTCACTTACACCAAGTAATCCCATTGCTGTTACATTAGCACTTGTACCTAGATGACCCATCGCTGTAACATTAGCCGAAGTTCCTAGTATGTCCATATCAGTAATAACTGAGCTTACACCTAGTAACGCCATATCTGCTACTGCTGCACTAGTACCTAATAAGCCCATTGCTGTAACGTTAGCACTTGTACCTAAGTGACCCATTGCAGTAACATTAGCAGAGGTTCCTAAATGACCCATAGCAGTTACATTGGCTGAAGTTCCTAGATGACCCATTGCTGTTACATTTGCACTTGTACCTAGTATATCCATGTCAGTTACAACAGCACTTGTGCCTAATAAGCCCATATCTTCAACAACAGCACTTGTACCTAACAATCCCATAGCAGTTACATTGTTAGAAGTTCCAAGATGACCCATGGCAGTTACGTTAGCTGAAGTTCCAAGATGTCCCATTGCAGTTACGTTAGCCGAAGTTCCAAGATGTCCCATTGCAGTTACATTTGCAGAGGTTCCTAAAAATCCCATATCTTCAACAACTGCAGCAGTTCCAAGTAATCCCATATCTGTAACAACTGCGCTAGTACCTAATAATCCCATAGCGGTTACATTAGCCGATGTTCCTAAATGACCCATCGCTGTAACATTAGCGCTTGTGCCTAAGATGCCCATATCTGTAATAACATCGGCTACACCTAGTAATCCTATCTCAGTAGCTTTGCCAGCCACTACTCCAATATCTGTTGCATCGGCAGCAACAGCGGTTACATCACTAGATATACCAGCTACAGTCGTTACATTACCATGTATTCCAGCTACTGTTGTAACATTAGAAGCTATACCTGAAACTGTATTTATATGTCCCTGCTCTGTTGTTGTAGGTTTAATTCTACTCCAAGCTGAACCTGTATAAGATTTTATTACATTATCCGATGTATTCCAATAAAGTGCTCCCGTTAATAATGCATCTCCGTCATTATCAACACTAGGATCACTATTTTTATTTCCTAAATATCTATCATCAAAAGCATCATAACTAGCTGCTGCACTTGCAGCTGAACTTGCAGCTGCTGTAGCTTGTTCAGTAGCTGTAGTTGCACTAGATGCTGCATTAGCGGCAGAAGTATTAGCTGCATCTACATCAGCAGCTATAGTTCCTGCTAAGGTTTCTAAAACAACGGTATCGCCTGTATTAAACAAACCACCTTTTGATTCATCTGAAGTTGAACCGGTTTTATTTTGTGTATCTGGTGATGCTGGTGTTGCCATTAGATTAACCCTCTTCCATTAAAAGTTACCTGAACATTTCCTCCAGAAGCATTACGTTGAGCATCTTCATTGTTCAATTCTAGAATTTCTTCATTAAATAATTGTTTATATTTCGCTGCTTGATCATCATCTTGTAAGTATGCAAATGCCTCAGCAAGTGCACCCATTAATAAAACTCTTTCATTCTCGTCTCTTAACCAATGATATGTTTCGTTACCTACATACGTATTACTATTTGTATTAGCAAAGACTAACTCTGTATTTGTTAATAAGCTAGGTTGTCCTGTAGCCATTCTTACTTTTACTGTTGGACTTGTAGATACAATACTATCTATTACAGGTTGAGCTCCACTATTTAAAGTTACATTGTTTCCTGATAATGTCATACCAGCATTTAAATTACTTGCATCAGATACATTATCAATTGTAATATCTTTATTATTATTAGTAATAGATACAACTTGTGCTGTTACTTTATCTGCACCAAGTGATATTGCTTCTTCTGCTTTTGCTTGTGTTGTATAAGCAGTTTGTGTATTACCGTCTACAAAATACAATCTAGTACCTGCAGCGTCTTGTGTTAAAAATCCTGCAGCATAGTTAGCAGGAACTACTGCATACTTTGCATTTAATGCAGGTAGTCTTTTATAATAATGTAACTCTACTCTATCTGGTGTACCTATTCCAGAACCTTTATTAAATCCAGGTGATAATAATAAAGTATTGCCAACTCTTGACCAATAAGCCATGTAGTCATATTTTTCTGCGTACCAATCATTATAAGTTCTTAAATCTGTCTTCTCATTAAATACACGGCATGTTCTTCCATCTGCATCTATTTCTCTTATTTGAATAAATTCTATTAGATCTGCCGGTAAAGTTAATTCAGTTTTACTAGGAGCATATCCATTTCCAGATGTTGTTGCTGATGTTAAAGCAGTTGAGGTATAAGTTACAGTTTGTTCAAGTGCTACTACCCTAAGGTTTCTATAACACTTATCAGCAGCATATCTCATACAATCTTGTATTCTTGTATCTGATAATACTGAAGAGTCTTTATTAGACCAATCCCTTACTAATGCTGTAAAGTTTGCATAAGTTGGCATAATTATCTCCCTTAAGTATTGACAAGAAGATGAGGGTATTCCGTTTGTAATATATATCTTAACTTTTTCATTTTGTCTTTATCTTGCATAAAGCTCTGCGAGTGAAGATCTATACCATGGTCTTCATTTATTTTAATAGCCACAATATCAGGAATAGTAGCCATCTTCCTATAACCATGTTTAGTTTTCCCAAAGTGTTCTTGTTTTTCACGTTCTAATTGGGTGTGCTTTAAGTATTGATCAACATTTTGAGTAGCTTGCCATTGATTTGTATTTAAATCATAACCAGCTTTAATACCTCTGTTAGGATCTACTGTTGCACTCCCAAATCTAAATTCATTTTCTTTTGCCATCCTCAACTCCTAGCTTACGTAGCAGGTTCTGTTATTGCTGTGAATCTACCTGATTTACCAATATAACCTAGTAGATCTCCAGCTGTTGCTGCAGTAAGCGATGCTTGTAAAGCTGGTGCTGGTGTGCCACTTACATTTACAAGATCTAAATGAGTTAGCTTATAGCCACCATTTGTTGCTGCGCCTATTCTATACACACACTTTTCAACTGGATATATATTTCCTGCATTTGTTTTTATAACGTACATAGTTCCCTCCCGTTATTTATTTATCTACATGTTAAGACGTTACCACCGCCTTTATAATAATTAGCTACTCTTAAATTAGTAGGGTTTCCTTTAGCGTCTGTGTTACCTTTAAATTTAGGTTTACTAGTAGGCACTTGGATATTTGAAAGTTTTTGTTGCTGACCACCTTTAGTACTTTTAACTTTTTTCTTAGGACGGTATGCTTTACCTTCTTCATAATAACCCTTCATCCAATCAGCCATACTTATCTCCCTGTTATAACATTACCACCTTTTTTATAGTAGCTTGAAATCTTTCCGCCTCTATTATAATCAGTACGTTGTTCTAAAGCGCTACGATTACGGCTAGTTTGTACACGAATAAAATCTTTTAGATCTTTATCTTTTCTTGGAGTTTGTTCAGATACTTTTCTAATCTGAGCTTGTGTTGCTCCTCCCATATTTTTTTTGCTTCTCTCATTAATTACTCTTCCTGTCGGTGTAGTAGTTAAAGATTTCTTTTTCTTTACTTCTACTTTTACTGGTTTTCTATCATTAAATTTATTTTTAATTTTACCAGCAGCATATTTTATGCCTTTCATCCATGCCATATTTATTCTCCCAAAAAAAGGAGAGACTAATTAAAGCCTCTCCCAGTATTATTTAGCTAAGACCGTAGATTGCTCCACAACCTTTTGGATTACGTACTTCAAGAGTACATTCTTCAACCATCATACCGACAGTTGAGTCACCCTTCTGACCAACATCAACCTCTTGTAGAGGTCTTAATGTAGCTACATTAAACCACATTGGATCATAGATTAATGCACAGAAATCTGCGAGATCTGTAGCTTGGCCAAGATCTGTAGAGTTATCTGCTCTCTTAAAAGTAACTTCACTACTTAGTCCCATAATATAATTAGGAACAACCATAATGTCACCGAAGTCTGACATATAAACGTCAACAGATTGTCTTAGCTTTCCGCCTTCGTCAATATTTCTAACTACTCCAGTATCACTAACCATAAGGTCAGAGAAGTCTCTTCGTAATTTTGGTGAAAGCATTACTTTAGTAGCTTTACCACCTTCTTCATAGATGCTTTGCATAACAGAATCAATATCTGAAAGTGCAAGAGAACCTTCTGCTGGTGCAGAACTAGATGATGAACCAGATTTAATTCTACCTGTTCCATCGCCTTGAGTAGTTGCATTACCCCAACCACCTAATACTTTAGTAGTACTAGCATCGTTAATGAATGCTTGGTAACTACCTGCAGATCTTGCAGTATTACCTTGTGCACCTACGGCAGCAGATACATTCCAAGAGTGAACCATATCATGTTCAATATCTCTTCGTAGTTCTGTACCACGTTTCTTAAGCTGGTATGCATATTCGTCTGCAACACCTGCTTGATCAACAGCACGTCTTGTACCAGAAACACCAATAGTCTTAGCGTTAATCTGAGTATAGTTTCCTAGTCGAGTTCTTTCAGGACCCTTCTGCGCAAACTTAGCACCAACGGCTGGAGTTTGAGCTGTACCACCTGTATAAGCAGAAGCAGCTGGCTCAAGATAATCTTGACCTTCAGCTACTCTTGAATCACCAGGAGTATCTAGTGTGTCTGTTTGCCATTCATGATAAATAGCAGTTGCTTTAGTTTTACCAATAGATGAAGTAAAAGGTGTTTCATCTCTAGTAATCATAGTTATAAAGTTCGCTAGGTCTTCTCTTTGAGATACGTTAGCTGACGTAGCTCTAGCTGGTCCCTGAGGACCTCCAGTACCGCGAACACCAATAGTAGTTGCCATCTTATAAAACCTCCATAAGATTTACATATTAGACAGTGACCGCTCGGCATAACTTCTTAGAAAGGCATCTTGATCTGCTTTAGTCGAATTTTTACTTAAAGCTCTTTTTCTTAAGGCTTCAGCTGCATCAACTTTCTTTTGTTGTACAGGCCTAGACTTTCGAGTAGGAATCTTTTTAGTAGGTGTTGCTTTTCTTTTAGCAGAACCTTTACTGACTCCTTGCTTTAAAATACGATAATCATTAACAAACTTTACAATAGCAGGATCAGCAATAGTATCAATTACTTCTTCACTAATTCCTTCTTTAATTGCAAACTCACGAATTTCTTTAGCAACTTCTTGATTAAATCCAGGAACTACACTTGATATATTCTGATCAAAGTATTGTAATTGTTCATTCCAGGTTTGCTGCATTTGAGCTTGTGTTTGCTCTCCTACAGATTTTTGAAGTGCTTCACGATTTCTTCGAGCTTCCCAATATTCTTTTTGCTTTTGTTCTCGTTTGTCTTTAAGATCTCCAAGATCGTATGTATTACCATCTTTTCGAGCTTCATCAATTTGCTTTTCAAGATCATGAAATTCTTTTGCATGTTCTTGTTCAGATTTATATAAAACAGCTACTGAAGCAGTAGACATTTGTTGTACTTCCTGTAACTTTTTATTATAATCTTCTTCAAAGCTTTTCCTTGCGTCACCAAGTTCACGACCCTTTTTGGATAGAGATTGTTCAGTAGAATAACCTTTAATAAGATCATTAAAAGAAACTTCAGTATCTTGCCC